TGATCTTGTGTCACTCGTCTACGTGTCTCTTCGTCACTCGCACCTTGCAGTGCTTGACTCTCATCACTCAGCGTCTCCACCCATCCCACACCTGGGATGTACTGAGTGCGATCACCACGTGCGTTGGTCGAGCCAGCAGTAGCTAGATTGTACTGCTGCTCTGCAAAGCGACTCTGCGCTGCTTGGTTAGCTAACGACTGTTGCTGCTGCTCAGCGATCTGTCCACCCTGCTCACCAGACTGCAACATTGCCAAGTTGTTCGCACGCATCTGCGCGGCGATCTGGTTCCGCTGTGCGTTTTCCTGCTGCTTATACGTTGCGTACGCACTAGCAGCAGAAATAACTGCACCAATGATTGCAGGAATGACCATATTAGAATGTCCCTGTGCCGCCAATGCCACGACGTGCGGTTCGTGCAGTCTCTCGCTTAGCTAGTACCTCAGCAAGTGGTGAACTGGCTGTGTTCTGTGCACCTTGTTCACGTGCACCGAAGCCAATGATGTCACCAGTGTTGTAGAACTGTCCAGCATCACCAATCGCACCACGCACATCGCCCTCGAATGTGCCTTGCTGCTCACCGTACTTGCCTTCTGCCTTCTGTGTGTAGCTGGTTGGGTCGAACGTGCCACCTAGGTTGTACTGCGACGCACCAGTGCGTGCCTCATCACCGATGCCACTCAGTTCACCTCTGTAACGCTCCAACACACCACCACCGAGTGCCTGTGCTCTCGATCTACCAGTGGTTGTCGCAGTGTTCAGTCTGTTCTGTGCTGCGTTGTACCCAGTCTCATCCAACTGACCACGTGCACGTGCACGTTCGACAGCACTCTGTGCACTACCACCAGCTTCACCAAGTATCGTGTCGATCAATGCATCATCTGCTGTACCTGCCCACTTGCCGGTTGCATACGATGGTGTGAAGTACTCATTCACCTTCTGTCCATACCTAGTGCGTCTGTTCTCTTGTTCTCTGTTGAGTGTCGTGTCAATCAGTTCTGGTGTGAAGTACGAACTCACATCCTCAGCAGTACTCGGTATCGTACTACGTACACGACTGAACTCGTTCTCAATGATTGGCATGAACTCATCATTGCTGAGCCCACGTGACGAGAGTGTCTGTCCAGCAGTGCCACGTGCAGTACCAAGCGCAGCATCGATCAACTCAGCAGTAGTTGCCTTCTGTGCAACCTTTGCTGCCTCAGCTTGCTGTGCTTGCTGTGTCGTAGCAGCCGTCTGTGTCGCACCACGCTGTCGCTCCAATTCTGCATCATGCGCCCACTGTGCTTGCTGACGCTGCTCAGCAGCAGCCGACTCAGAAGCACGCGACTCGTTCTGCATCTGCATCAACTGCGCGCTGTTATCAGGCGGCGGCGACCCTTTGCCCATTGTCTAGCTCCATCACATGTAACGAACCTACTGGCTGAAATCCTAGTCGTGTGAACAACTTGCCAACACGTCCGTCATGTGGATACGATGTCGAACCGAGATACGCTTGCTTGGCACCGATGTTGATTGCCCACTGCTTGTACGCCTGCATCAGCTTGTATGTGAGTGCGAACGAGCGTGCCTTCGGCACAACATACGTAGCCACATCCCAGCACACAGTGTTGTATGAATAGAAGCTCATCGTTGCACATGCGTACTTGAGTCCTACCACCTCGCCATCACGCTCACCAACGACACCAAAGTAGGTGCGTGGCATGTCCACACACTGTACAAGCATGTCAATGATGCGCTGTGGACTGTAAGCAGTGACATCCTCCTGTAGTATCGCAACCGCTTCACGACACAGTGGTATGAGTACTGGTGCGTCACGTGGCTCCATGCGACGCACCGAGTACATTACTTGTTGCGCGGCTCCGCTGCTCCAGGCATCGTATCACTATCCTGTCGGATCGTGACGGTGGTGTCATCCTCGATGTGCAGTGTTTCAGCAGTCTCACGTGGTGCGATCTTGAACGTCTTGACTACTTCCTCACCATCCATCACTTCCACAACAAGTCCACGCGTTGCGTTGTACGGACTAGCAATCGTTACAGATGTGGTCATCATGCACTCCTTGGTAGACGGAACCAGCCTGGTCCCATGCCTGTCAGTTGTAGTAACACACCGATTGCGATGATTGCACACACCACAACCAGCACGATAGTGATGATCTGTTGTACAGGCGGTGGCAGTGCGAGTTGCTGTAACAGCCACCACACGACGAGCACGACAATGACTAGCACTGCTAGCCATACTAGTAGTTCTAGCATGTCATCCTCCTATCGCAGCGTTGTGACGATAAACGACACAGCCGCTGCTACAATCGCACTCAGTCCACCAGCCACTTTCCACAGCACACGCATGCGACTATCACACAATACAATGTGCCCTAGCAGGTCAGCCTTTGCAGTAGCGACCTGCACTTCCAGCGCACGAACACGATCTTCGAGTCCGATGCTCACTTTAGTTCGCGCACGTCCTTCGACTTCTTGCTGGCTGGTGCCTTCGCTGATGCAGCCTGTGGCTCATCAGCGTTGTAATCAGCAGCGTATGCAGTGTTACCTTCACTGACCCACTGCTGATACGCACGCCAGTCAGCGTTGCGTTCGTCCTCTGGAATGAATGCACCGTCACTGAGACGCTGCACACCACCCATTGCATTCAGCTTGTATGTTTCAGTTGTCATGATCAGATCCCTGCGTCTGCTATCCAGTGGATACCGACCTGATGCGTTGCTACGCCGGCCGGGTTGCTAGTAGAGCTAACTAGAAACCGGCGCTCCGATAGTAGCGCATTTGTTGCAGAATGATCGAGCGAGGCGCTTTGATTGCGCGTCTGTCCATTTGCTGCCCCTGGATTGTAAAGCGTCATTGTCGGGGCAGCGCGCATGACGACGGACCAAGGCTCAACGATTGCCACTTGAGCTGCACCCGCCACAATAAGCTGAGTAATGCTTTCTCCTGTATGATTTCCAGCCGCAAATAGTGGCGCTGTCGCGTAGCCAAAAGATTTTTGGAAATGCCTTCTGCACGCCAGCAACTCCTGCTCGAACGGTCTGCGCTCGAACGGTGTTGCTTGTGTGCCGATCTCAAGCTGCGCGTCATCGATCTCGAAAGAGTCGGCAGCGCCCGCAGTGCCGACCGGTGTGTAGATGATGACAAGCGACGCCTGCGCCGCTGCCCCGTTAACTGCAACACTCGATGTGAAGCTATAGCGCGTTGCCGTTGACGTAATCGCTTGCGACACATCAATCGGTTTCGTGTCGCCGGTATATACGGCAGCAGACCGACGCGCCGGTGCGCCAGTGCCGGTGTACAACTGAATTTGCACAAGACTGCCGGCAGCAGAAAAGTTTGCTCCCGCGCTCAGCGTCAGCGACAGCGTGACGACCTGACCGCGCATCGGTGCGATCTCATCGGTGTCAAGCGGATACTCGAATGTGTAGCCGCTAACACCAGTCTGACCGCTATTGCGTTGAATGCGCGCAGCGTAGCGCGATGTAGGCGTCAATCCAGCTATCTGCGTAACCGTCGATGCTTGGTTCGCAGCCAAGCCCGTAAGGAACCAGCCGTCAGCCGTATATCCCCAACTAGATGCGGGTATCGCAATCACCGCGCTCTCACCAGCGCCGCGTTGCCACACCTCGAAGCCGCCGTTGCGTCCTAGTATGTTACGGTACGACAGTGGTGCGATGCTGTTGATGCTGCCAGCAGGTAGCAGTGCAGCAACTTGTGCACCAGTGAGGTCTGTTGGATCACCAGTGCCCGCACCGGCAGCACGTCCCTTCACAGTACCATCAGGCATGTTGCTGAGCATCGCATCCGACACGCTATCAGGTAGCGCACTGAACTCTGGTGATTGTGGATAGTACGGCATGTGTCAGATACCTGCGTCAGCACTTGCGTGGATGTAGCCGAGATCACTTGCAACTGTTGTAGGCAGTGTTTCGAGTGTTATTCGTTGCTCATTGACGTTGCTAGGATTGACGGTATAGTCTCCAGTGCCAGCACCATTACGATAGTTCGCGTTCGCTACCGCTGGATTGTATGTAATGACAGTAGGCGTGATGCGCTTGGTGACTTTGAAGCTCCAATGCGATGAGCACACGGCGTTAGTACCGTAGGAGCGATTTGTGAATAGCGCACCAGTAGCTGTACCAGTTCCTTGCGCCGGTGCTTGTGCGTAGTTGAATGTCTTCTCGTAGTGCCTCATACAAGCAAGCAACTCACTCTCAAATGGTCTACGTTCAAATGGTGTCGCTACAGAACCGACCTCTAGTTGTACGTCATCGAGCACAAGGTAGTCGTTAGCACCAGCAGTGCCAACGGGCGTCCACAAGAGGGCAAGTGATGCCTGCGTTGTGGCCTTTGGGACAACAACAGATGACGTGAAGGTGAAGCGTGCTACTGTGGAGCGTGGAACATTCATGGGTGCAGCATTGATCGGCATTATCTCACCAGTGTATGCACCACCGAAGCGGCGCACTGGTGCGCCAGTGCCTGTGTAGAGGAATGCATATACAAGACCACCACCTGGTGAGAAATCCGCGCCACCACCTGCTGTAAGCGATAGCGTCACGAACTTGTTTTGTGCCTGTGCGATCTCATCTGTGTCGAGTGGATATTCCAACCAGTACTGTCCTACACCAGTCTGCCCTGGATTGCGAAAGAATATGCCACTCGACCACGACCCATCCACCAAGCCACCGCCGCGTGATGCAATTGATTGCTGATTGGTGCCGCAGGCGAACCACCATCCATCAGCGGTGTATTGCATCGTGTTAGGAGGAAGCCCAAAACTTGCGTTGTTACCAGCACCTCGTTGCCACACTTCAAATCCACCATTGCGACCGAGGATGTTCCTGTGTGACTGTGGTATGTTCCCTAGTGGGAACGCAACGCCTTGTGGATAGAGCGGCATGTTCTTGTACCTACGGAGTGAACTCTGTCACACGTGCGTTGCCTGACACCTCTGACCAGATGCCAGATATGTCACCGATGTAGCCGAATGGTGTCTCGAAGTACGATCCAGGCAGCATGCTTACAGTGAAACTACTAGACGATGCTGTGCTGCCTAGGTTGATCAACAACTCAGCAGCACTGTCATTGTATATAGCCACACCTGTACGAACTGGACTGGCAGCGCTCAGTATCACGCTCGTGACTGACGCTGGCACGTCTGCATGTGTAGATGTTCCGCTCACGAGAGGAAATCCTCCACCACCGAATGAGTACGTACCCCAGTATGTAGGATGCAGCGCACGTTCCTCAACGAACGTCGTCGGTGCTGCTGAGCTAGTATGCGCTACGACACACTCATAGATGAATGCTGTGTCAGGATCAGTCACACGCATTGTGACTGAGTATGCTGTACTGTTCGCCCACACACCTTGGAAGTTCGAGATCGCACCAAACGACGAGATTGCGCTGTCGATGATACGCATGTTCTCGTAGTACTGATCCTGCCAGCCACGTTTGTCTGCTTCAGTCAGGTACAGCTTGTAGTGTGGCGTACGTGGGGTAGGTACAGTCATATCACACGTCCACTTCGACGCCTACGACTGCAAACGTCATGCTGTTGAAGTCAGCAGTATCGATAGTGTACTCGACACGATCCAGCGCACCAAGGAAGTAGTCACCACCGTACGGTGCGACTGTCTTATCAACACCACTGCCGTCAGGCAAGCCATTCTGTGTGTTGCGGATCTTCAGGTCGCTAGTGAAGTGGTGATCATTGTTCTGCAACGCTGCTGTTGCGAACACAGTCACACCACTCACACGCACAGCAAGCTTCGATCCTGCCTTCGACTCAGCATGAAAGAACACACGCACACGCGCACCCTTGCCTGGAGGCACAGCGTACACGGCTGTAGTGCCAATCGTCTTGACATCTTGCTTGCCAAGCACACCGATCTTGTCCATGTGCGTACCTCAGTTCTTGGGTCGTCCCAGTCCATCGAATGCAAGCAAACGTGCAAAGCTAGTTGCAGCTTGCAGTGCAGTGATCTCGTTCTTTGCAGCTAGAAAGTTCGCACGCATGTCGCTCTTCGCCACCTGTACATTGTCAGCAGGCTTGGTTGCGTCGATTGCACTAGCCATGTGTCACCTACGAATGTTGCCTGTATGGTAGAACAACGACATGCTGATGATACGCAGCGGACCACGTGACTTGCCATGCAGGCGCATCTTGAAGATGTTGAACTTGCTAGGCCATGCGAACAACCGCTCGTCACTAGTGATGCGCGAACCACCAAACCAGTCTTCAAACTCTTCAAGTCCAAGTCCGTACTTGCTGCCACCAACCATGTGCATCTCTAGCTGTGGATCGTACGGCATGCCTGTATTGAGCCAGAACTCACCATCAGTAAAGATCGTACCATCATCGAACGTCTCACCAGCCAATGGCTTCTCATGCAACATGCTGTCAACAAACATCTCTAGATGGAAGTCAGCAGTGCCGGTCGTGTCCAGCTTGATGTAGCGTGACAGCTTTGTACGCGTACGCTTGTCTAGATCAGCCCACGGCAGTTGCCAGTCGAAGCTGATCGGCAACCCACTCTCTTCAAACAACCGCTCTGTGCCATCTGCTTCAAGTGTTGCAATCGGACGCCAACCAGTGTTGTCAGTGAATGTCGTCTCGTCTAAGAATGCTTCAGCATAGCCAATGAGATCAGCAGGGTACTGCTCATCTGTGAGTGCGCTGCCGTACACGAATGTGCGTGACCCTTGACACAGCACCACACGACCTTCAGCAGTCGAACATCCAGCACGCCAGTTCCAGTCACGCTGTCGTGACCACGCACGCACTTTCAGCGCACGAATGTTCTTGTATGCAAAGCACACAGTCTCAGTCGTTGTGCTCTCTACATCACTGTTCGGTATGAAGAACAGAGATGAATAGTTGCGCTTGTCGTGCACAGCAAAGCAGCGTGTCTGCATTGTGCTGACTGACAACGTACGCAGCATGTTCTGGATCGCTGGATCGATCAGTTGTGACTCACGAACTGGACTGATTGCATTCGTGATCAGCGCTCGTTGGATCGATGGCACACCGACAAGATCAGTGAACAGCATGTCCTCACCAAGTGAGAGGATCATATTGTGTCCGATGCTGCCGTAGTTCTCAATCACATCGTCAACAGTCGGTTGGTGTATCTGTGGGTCACCACTCGTTGCACCGTCAATGTAGCCACCGAGCTTGACCATCAGAACGCACTCAGGTGTGCATACAACCAGTCGGTCACGATACGCACCGATGCCTGTGATCTCACTCGATCCACGTGTCACGAACGTTGCGATGTCGAACTTGATTGCATCGTTTGGTATTGGATCACCAACGTACGTACCACCAACGCCACGTGCACTGATGTGCAGTGTGCTAGGCAATAGAAAGTCACCAGCCCACACAACGAACTCATTGTGCACACGCACGAAGCGTGCGACTGGTGTGAATGCATTCGTGCCGGTGCCGAGGTCTTGCAAGTAGCGTGTTGCTAAGTTCTCTGGCACAAGCAGTGGCTTGTCGATGCCATTGCCGATCATCAACTCGCCACGCAACTCTGCAAATGATACAAACTCACACGGCGACCAACCAAGTGGTGCACCAGGCAGTGCTGCTGCAATCGTGTCATCGAATATCTTGTATACAGTACCATCAGCAGTGCCAGCACCAACAAGTCCTTCGTTGTCCACAACAATGATGAATGTATTGAAGTACCATGCACCAATCAGCTTGCCTAATCCAACACCAGCGAACTCATGCAGCAGCATCGTACCGAGGCGCATGTGTAGCGAGCCATCAGGTGCGCGCTCTACGTTGTCCAGTATCTTTGCGTACTTGGTGTCTAGATTGAGATCGCTGTCGATGATGTTCCATCCACCATCGAAGTTCCGCACTGTCGCTTCCTTGATGACAGGCTCTTTGCCAAGTGGTATGCGCTTGCCGAGTACTTTGCCACCACTGCTGATCATCAAGCTCATACCGGCCACTCCTGCCACTCAGTCACACCACTAGGTGCACGAGTGTCAAGCTCAGTCGGCATGTTGCTGATCTCAATCCTGCACTTGGTCAGTGCGTCAGTGTATCGTGCCTGGAACGCTGTCACCTCCACTGGGTTGTTGCCGTCACTAGCTGCATACAGCATGCACGCGCCCATGACGAGTGTGAAGCGATCGAACGGAACAATCACCTCTGCGTCTAGGAACGCATTGGGATTGACATGCCGTGCACGCACACGCAGTGTGCCGACTGACTGTTGGGGCCACACACGCAGCAAGTACTTACCACCTATCGTGGTATCTTCCTCACTCGGCAATGGCTCGACAAACAATGGCGTTGTACCATTGAGACCGAATGGATTGAAGTCACTAGGCAGTCGTGCGATTGGCTTCTGTGACGTATCTATGTGCACAGCACGGATGTCAGCAAAGTCACGTAGTGTAGTAGGGAATTGAGTAGCGAGTGTGACCTTGCCGGTGTTGCCATCTAGCTCATGCGACGACCAGCGCAACAGATGAGGCCACCATGCTTCACCACACAGACTGTTGAACACACTACGCAGCTTTGCTAGTATGTTGTCCTCAGCGTACAACTGCGAGCCGCTGCCTGGGAACTGTGACAGTTCCAGCACAACGTCTTGTATCAACTGTGTGGAGTTTGCGTATTCCACAGACTACTCACAAAAAGATGCAGCGTGTGACTGGGGGAGGAGGGGACGGGCTGTCACACGCTGCACTAGTTGCCCTACGACTCAGACTGCGTACGCGCGAACACCATGCAGTTGGCGAATGTCAAGCTGCACGATAGCGGCATAGGTGCGTGTGCCGTTAGTCGCGGTCCCAGGCAGTACTGTGCCGCGCGGGTCCGTGGTAGAGACAGTTGCAGGTGACGTGGCGTCACGTGCAACGAACGTGAATGCAGTTGCACTAGCACCGTCAATCAGTGAACCGCTGAGGATGACAGATGCGAACGGAAGGCCAAGCTTGTCAGTCGTGCCAATCGTGATCGTGTCAGTGCCGTTGGCATTGACACCAGAGTTGATCTGGTCGATCCATGCGAACGCCTTCGTGCCAGTGATGGCAGTGATGCCGGTCATCGTGACCGTCGCAACCATGCGCTGACCGAGGTAGTCACGACCGATGACGGACACAACAGCGTTGGCAGCAGCCGAGCTACCAACGATAGTGATGCAACGTCCCCACTTCGCGTTCTGACCTGGCCCACTGATCTGCACCGGCAGGCCGGTCGTTACAACCTGTGCAGTCGTGCTGGCAGTGTATGCGAACACGTTGGTACTGAGCGCTACTGGTGCACCAAATTCAACACGCATCTGGCGTGCATTGTTGGTGACATCAGCAACATACGCAAGGTCAGGCACGTACTGACTGATGCGTGCAGGAAAGAAGTCAGCAGAACGATCCACCATGATGGTTACTCCAGTTCCTTGATGACATCATCCACACCACGCGTTGGGCGCGTGCTGCGACTGACAGCATCCTTGAGTGACGCAGGCTGATCCGACTCAGCAGTGATCTCCAGGCCAGTGGCCATGTCGATCAATCCACCTTCAGTGTCCATGTGCAGTCGCTTCAGTGCGTCCTCGTTCTCCACATAGATCGAGTGACCACGTGGGAAGTACACCATGAAGCCATCACTGACGACACGCTTCTCTTGCTTGAAGCCAGTGAAGCGGTTGATTGGCTTACCAAGGCGTGTCTTCTCACCAGTGTCCTCGAACTGTGCAACCTGTTCGACGAGCGTGTGCTTGTCCACACGCTCGACTTCGTACGCTCGCTTGGTTGTTGCAACCATCAGCCAGTCGTCCCGTTACGCAGCACTGCATGCGTACGGAATGCACGCCACAAGCACCACTGACCCTGCCACACCACACGACGACCGATTGCATCCAGGTTCCACGGTGCAACAAGTTCCTTCACCTTCATGTTCACACCCTTGAGGATGTGCAGGCGCAGGTACTTGCTGTTGATGAAGTACACACGGTTCACACCGCAGTCCTCATCGAACACCATTGGAATGCCATTGTGTGACACGCCCTCGAAGCCCAAGTCGTACATGGCCTTGCCAGACTTCGTGTCAGCCATGTTGATCACCAGCTTGTCACGCACCGCCTGACGGTACGTACGCATGATGTTGCGTCCGGTGATCATGATGTTCGGCTTGTCGTTCTTCAGCTTCAGGTCCATCAGCACGTCATCAAATGCTTCCTCAATGTTAGTTGCATCGAGGTTGCCGCTGAACTGGTACGCACTGGTGCGCCACTGCGTCTCAGTGACTCGCGAGATGCCACCGAGTGTACCAGTCGTCGGATCATCAGGAATAAGGTTCGCGAGTCCGTTGGGATCGGTTCCACCTCCTGCACCATACAGGTAAGATGAGAACTTCTCCTGAATGCTCTCTTCCAGCACATCGAGCTTTGCAGTCAACAGCTTGAAGATCGCCTCTGGTCCCTTGTTCTCGTCCTCTTCCTGATCACTCATGATCAGTGAGCCGACAACACGCGACCATCCGTAGCCAGCAGTGTTGAACTCGTCAGTCTGTGCCATCGGCACAGTGTCGTAGTACTGCATGGACGTGATGTTCGGATTGCGACCGAAGATGAGTGGATTGGTGATGTTGGCACCACCAGTCTCGATCTCAACTTGGTTGTTCGCAAAGGCCCACGCTACAAGAGCGTGGCTCTTGATGCTCGCCATGATGAGCTTCTTACGACTCTTGTCAAGCATCGAGTGGATGATAGTATTTAGCGTACCAGTGGCAGCAAATGCTGCGTTGATCATTTGTCCTCACTCCTATTGCAACTGGATACCGGCCTCTCGCAGTGCCTCTGCCACGATATCGCGTGTGCTAGTGCTAGCTGGTGCAGCAGCAGT